CTACAAAGGCTTTAACAGATGCCTTGCCGAACGCAACAATTTGCTTAGTACCAAATGCTAAAAGCAAGCCACCTGCTAATTTTTTTACACTCTTATTTAGTTTATCTGTAGAAGTCTCTGCTTGCTTAAAAGCTTTTTTGCCGGTGAACTCTGCGGCAATATTGATGGCTACATTACTCATGCGGCTCTCCTGACATCTACGATGGCTGTTCTGCGATTAAATTTCTGTGTGGTGTTTTCGATTGACTTAAAGACTGCTGCATTGGCTCGACCTTGTGTCTTAGCCCATGCTCTAAAGATTAAGCGACCCATCATGCGATGATCACCACGGCGATTAGGGCCATATAGTTGGCCTAAGTTAGAGATGAACTGATTACCTGCATAAGGATTGTTAGAGCGTGAAACACCCTTAGACGCTCCACCTGCTTTAGGACCGACCCAATCTTGACCTTGACCATTCTTACGACCAGCAGTCTCAAAGATCGCACCTTGCATAGATTTATTCTGAATGCGTATTGCATTGACAAAACCTGCGCGATTAGGTTTTGATGCTGAAGTTTTATAGACGATGCCCCTACGGATCTCAGCTGAATCATATTTAGGAAAACGACCACCCTTAGATGTCTCGCGCTTAGTCCAGCCAGACATTGGGGATGTCAATGGCACATAAGATCTAGCCTCATTAACAATAGGCTTGAGCACTGCACCAAGCTCTTTGTTTAATTCTTTTGCTAGATCAGGAGCGTATTTGTTTAGGGCTTTCTTAAGGGCGACCGCGCCTACTACCTCTGTTGGCATCGCTCACCTCTTTCGCTTCATCCTTGAGCCCTTGCACTAGTGCATCGAGCATAGTCTTATCTAGATCTAATAACTGCTGTGGCGCAATCCCCAATCTAATGCTTAGCCTAGCAATTAGATAGGTGAATGGAAGATCGCGCTTTAAGCTAAAGGGTCTGAGTCTAGAACCTCGACACTCTTAAGTGTCTCAATAAACTCGATCCCAAAAGGCTTAACAGTTTCACCTGACCTGCGTGTTACTTCCCATGCTAACCAATAGACATCGCTTTGCTTTTCTTCATCGCGAAACGCCTTATGGAAGCCCTTTTTAGCGTACTGCTCAAATGAGTACTCCACTGCTGGAGTGATCTCGCCTTCTAGTACGCTTCCATCTGTACGAACTATCTTTAGTTTTGCCATGAGTTTGCCCCTTTATAGTTTGTTTAGAATGTGCCTGTTGTGGCTACTGCAACTGTTGAGTTAGCAGTGAATGTGATTGACTGTGTGGACATATCGCCAACAGCACCATTGATGTCTGTTGTGTTGTTCACTAGAAGTGACACTGTGTAAAGAGGGTTAGTAGCAGATACTGCTGTTCCCTTTTCCTGTAGGAATACACATGTGACTGTTGTACCCCATGCAGCTTGTAGTGTTGCCAATACATTCGCTGATGCTGTGTCATTTAGGAAATCGATTGTTACAGTTGATGCTTCCAAGCCCTTAACGAACTTGTGTGAAGAATCGCCCATTGCAGTAACTTCGAGTTCATCGAATGTGCGGTTAAGAGTGATTGATGTGACATGGTCAGAAAGATCAACAGTGTTAATCTTCACGCCGACCTTGTTATTTAGAAATACAGCCATGAGATTATTCCTCGTCTTTCTTAGTAGGTGCTGGCTTTGGTGCTGGTGTGCTTACTTGCCCGATTTTTTTCAGGAAGTCAGCGTTTTCTTGTTCCCACTCGGACATGTTTAGCTCCAACTCGTTAGGATTGATACGGACATCTCGCAGCTGAGCAGTTCCCCGCTTGCAACATTGAGAATACTTGGTGCGCTTACTGCACCTACATTATAGGTCAAAGAGGATGCTGCAAGCTTTGCGAACACGCTACAAACAGTATCTTCAATGCCGTTAAGATTTCCTTCATTGTCAAACAATGGCACAGTCATCATGATCTTAAAGTTAGCCATTGGACTAATAGTGATGTGCTGATTGTTGCTTGGTGTTAGATAAGGATCATCTGGAGACACAATTACAGAGTTAGCAAGAACTGTCGCAGGTGGGAAAGCAAAAGTCTGCCACTTAGCGTTATCGACTAAAGCCGTTGCTAATGTAGTCCTGAGAGTAGTGACGGCAACAGGCATCAGCCCACCATAGAGTTAGGTGATAAGCAATGCGCGATCAATCCTCGCACCTTAGCGAGAAGCTGTGCGCTCATTCGGTAAGGGCTTGGCTGGAAATCTACAGCGTTACTGCCTGAGAGAGTGGCTGTACGCGCTTGCCAGATTTCAACAGATATCATTAAAGCTGCTTGCTGAACTGCTGTGTCCGTTGCATAGTCAGTGACTGTTCCTGCAACAATTCCAAAAGGCTGGACGGCATGAGTGCCTTGATCTGCTCCAGTTGCAGAATATGAAAGTGAGCCCGAACCGATGGCAGTAATTGTCTTAGTGCCGTTATATGGGCTTCCGTTTTTAGTAATAATTATGCTTTGTCCTACATAGAAATCTTTAGAAATCTCTTGACCAAAGTAAAGAGTTGCCACATTGTTTGTAAGGCTTTGATGCGTGTTGTAAAGCTCGTTCTGCCAAAGCATAGGCAAAAGGACAACATCTGTTGCATCGCATACCTCTTGAAGGGTTGCATCTGGATACAAAGTACCGACTCCGAGTGTTGCACGGAGTTCTGCGACTGTTGTAAGTGCCATGATGATCCTTTCTCAAGACTCTGGGGAGTAGAGGGCTACTACTCCCCAGAGCGACTTAGTGAGTTTTTACGCCTTGTTATTCTTGAATGCGCCAGCGCCAACCTTAGTTGCGATAGCACCGAATCCGTAGTAACCAACTGTAACTGATCCGTTAGCTGTTGATTCTGCGCGTAGGCGGTATGTTGGTGACTCGTACCATGTGTAAGCATCTGGGTTCACGATGAGGATTGTTCCATCGCCATCGCCACCATTTGTAGGATCTACATAGAGGTTAAGTCCTGCAACATTACCTGTTAGTGATGTTGGTGATACTTGACCGCCAGCGTTCATTGGCTGTGATGCTGTGTAAATTGGGCGACCTGCATCGTTCAATGACATGATGTTAGACCATTGTCCTGTTGAGACAACCATGTTGCGAGCGAATGGGTTAGGTAGTCCTGCTGTTGCTGCATAGACTGATGCTGAACCGCGAGCAACAATTCCTAGCAATTCTGCTGCTGTTGGATATGTTGCCACTGTTGTTGCATCTGTTGTTGCACCTGAGATAAGTGCTGCATTAACTGCTGCGTTAGTTGCCTTTGCGTAAGCTGCTGCCATGTTGCGAACTAGCTCATCAAAGAATGCTGGAGATGTACGATCTAGCAATTCAACAGAGAATGTCTGCTGTCCTGCATACTTCTGTACTGATACAGATAGGAAAGCTGCATTCTGATCTGTGTCGCTGAACGCATCGCCTTCTGGCTCAATCGCAACAGTTGGAACTGCTGTGATCTTTGGAATCTCGAAAGTCATACCTGCATCTGGCAATACTCCACGAGAGATTGCATCGATTGAAGGACGGATTGTTGTTGATAGTGGGTTGATGATTTCTGACAACTGACGAGTTGGAACAAGTCCTGCGTTGTCTGTTGTGTCATCTGCTGCGCGTAGGTATTGACGAGCGTTGTCATCTCCTAGTGCTGCGCGGATTGTGTTTTCTGCGTACTTAGCTGCTGTTACTTCGATGCGTGGCTTTGTGAAGTATGCTGCTGAAACAGTTGGGCGAGCAGCTTCAACCGCTGGTGCTTCAACTGGTGTTGCTTCGACTGCTGGAGTGGTGTTTTCCACGGCTGTCTCGCTTTCTGTTGGTTGGGTGATTTCTTCTACAGCAGATTCTTCTGCTGCAATATCAGTAACTTGAGCCGACTTGAATGCTGGCTCTGTTACTAAACTTACTTCGACCAAGCGAGCAGCTGAAACATAAGTAACGCCATCCTTGATCTTTGACTTGAGGACTTCTGCCCCGATGCTCAAACCTGACTGCAATCCTTCTTCTGCAAGGATTAAGGCTTCTGTACCGCGCTGTGAACGACTGATAGAAAAGACTGCATCGATTGAGTTATCTGATTCGCTAAAAGAAACCATGCGACCTAATGGCTTCTTAGCATCATGCTGACTTAGCAACTTGATTGCTTTAGGATCTTCGATAGCAATAGATCCAGAAGCAAAGATTACCTTGCCCATATTTGTTGATCCTGCTTCGACATTAAGAGGCACAATTTTGCCTGATACTGTGCGACTTGCTGAGTCTGCTGTGAGATCAGCTGAGAAGGTGATTACTTGGTTCATTCTAGACCATTGCTTCCGTTAGGTGTTAGATCTGTCATTTCCATAGCCTGTTCCTGTGTGACCAGATTAAGGGCTAGGAGTTTTTCAATTACTGCAAGTTCTTGCAGTGGGTCAGTGCGCAAGAAGTTCTTATCAATATCAAACTTGACTACATTTCCGCGAGCAGTGATGTCGTCCATTGATAAACGATCTTCAATCGCAGTGATAAATGGCTGTAGAGATAGCGTTAAGAATTGCTTGCGTTCATCATTGACATTCTGATATGTATAACTTGAGTTCTGATCTGCTGAAACATAGATTGCTGGCACATTGCACAAGCGCGCAATCTCAGTAGCAAGATTCTGAATAGCCTCGTTGTACATCATGTCTTTAGGAGAGAAGCCAACAGTTTTATAATCTAAAGTGCTTGTTAGATAAGCAGTAGAGTTATTCTGTCGAGCTCTTTTCCATGCCGCTAATAATCCTTGCACTTCTGCCGGTGGGAGGTCAGCCCCTGAGTTCTGAATGAAGCCCGTACTCATCGGAGTGGCTGCTGCAATCGCTGCTGACTTCTGAACATCAATAGCTGCACGAATTGTCTGCACTCCAGTGTTAAGAATGCCATCGCCTAATGATTGGAAAGTGATTAAAGATCCCAAGCCGTCCATTGGCAAAGTAGTTCCATCGACTGCATAAGATCTAACAAAAGTATTTGTGCTATCGAGTGTTGCAGTTACTCGATGGTTAGCGATCCACTCGAAGCGAGAAGGTCGTCCGTCCTCAGAATAAACTTCGACCACTTTCCAGAAGGCTTGACCATAAAATAGAAGTGAATCAACAGTCCACGCAATAGTGACAGATCGTGGCTGTGAATATGAAGGCTGCTCTAACCATGCAGGTGAGCCAAGTTCTTCATTAGTAGATTTCTTATAAAGCTCTAAAGGGATTGCTCCGATAGTTCCACACAATAGATTGCGACAGCGCATAAGTGCTGGAACAGAGATCGCTTCGCTTCTGCCGATAAAGGCATACTGAAACGGCATTGCATAAGGTGAATACTCACCAAGCACCTGAGGCGCAGATTGTGCTTCTAGTAAAGGCTTAGACTCTAGACCAAAGGCTTGCAATATTTTACCCATAGACAGAAAGTGTAGCATTTGTCAAGCAATTAGACAATGTGCTAGGGCGTGTCTAAGTATAAATCTGTGGCTTAGGTTGAGGGATCATTAACTTGCTTACGACCATTGCCAAACCAATAGGTGCTGAGATATCACCCGCTGACTTTCGCTTAATGATTCTCCATGCCGAATCGTTCACCTTAGCTGCGCAGTTATTCATCTGCTGGATCAATTCCTCTTGCCCATTGTGAACCACGCGAGCATTGACCAAGCCTTCTAACAGATCTCCACAGGCTTTATAAAATTGCTGACCTGACACATCTTCCACGACAACGCCAGAATTGGAAAGCCTGTCCGCAATAGTTTGCGTGGCGTACTTATCAAAGCAGACTAGGCGGGGCTTATAAATGTCGCACCACGCCTTTATACTTGCTGCCATCTTTAGCTCATCGATAGCAACCTGAGAGCTGTAGGTCTCCAAGATTCCGATGCCAATCCTCCCATCTGGGAGTAGTTGTCCTGCGACCAATGATCCGTTCCTGCGTGAAGGACTGACATCGAAACCGAATACAGTATAAGCCCCTGCGCTCATTTCTAGTGTGCTATCGGATGTGTCCTCTAGAACTCCATGAGGCCACGGGCTACTTAGCGAATCGATCCATTGGCAAAGAGTCTCAGTACGCGTGTTCTCAATCGGTGAAGTAGCAATCGCTTCCTCAATCGCTTCTTCTGTGATGGTGTATCCCAAAGAGGGGTTAGCCAAAGCCCATGCATTTCGATCGTCTATCTTGCAGTATTGCGGAGCTGAGTATTCATAAAATCCAAAAGATTTGGGTGGATAGTCGATAGCTCTTTCTCGTAGGTCGTTGAGTACAGTGCTGAAAGCGTCTCCTGCATTAGAGGTAAGAAGCGTTTGAGAATTTGGGTGAGCTCTAGTTGTAGGAGTAGCAGCTCTAAATCCATCTTCTGTGATCTCTCGGACTTCATCGATGTAGAGCAGTCCATTGACTGATCGACCGCGAGAGCCGTCTCTAGTTGCTGCGACAACATCAAGCCTTGCTCCAGATAGCATCTCAATAGACTCTGTGCCGTTGGCGTGTCTGATCTGTTTAACGAATCCTTTAAGGTGGTCATTGGTCTCCAGTAGGTGAGTGACTTGTCGGAAGGTGTCTAGTGCCATGCTTCGATTAGAGCTCATGATTAGGACATTGCTATTCCATTTAATCAAGTGAGCAAGGATTAACATTCGCGCCAGATGTGTCTTTCCGTTCTGTCTGGCTACCAGAATGAGGTTTGTCTTACGAACCCACATGCCTTTCTTGTCCACAGTAAGCATGTCCTTAAGGACGAACTCCTGCCACGGCATGAGATCCATCTTTACGATTGCGCATAGATCTTTTACATCTTGCAGCTTGTTTTCGCCCTTGAGAAGTGGACTGTGAAGCCGTGG